CCGTCCTGGGACTACCAGGCAAACATAAAAAAGGACGCTTCCGGTTAGTAGCGAAGGCGAAGGGCGGAAGCGGGAACGGCAAAGGATGAAAAGAAGTAACATAGGAATAAGGGAGATAGCGACCTTTGAAAATGCGGAAGACGCATACAAGAAGGCGCGAAGGTGCAAAAGATACAGGGAAGAAGTGCTTAGATTTACGGATAACCTGGAAGAAGAATTATACGACCTGGTAGCAGACCTAGAAGCCGGGACATATAGGCAAGGAGAAGCGCGGCGCTTCGTAGTATATGAGCCAAAGAAGCGGGACATATACGCGCTTCCATTCAGAGACAGAGTAGCGCAGCACATGATAAATAATAAAATTGAACCGATTATAGAAAGGCGATTTTATTATCACAGCTACGCTTGCAGAACAAATAAGGGTATGCACAAGGCGGCAGATTACGCCCAGGAGTGTATAAGAAATCTTTCTTTTGAAGGAAAACAGGTTTATGTGTTGAAGGCGGATATACATAAGTATTTCAATAGTGTAGACCATGAGGTACTAAAACAAATATTAAGCAGAATTTTTAAAGACAAAGATTTATTAAAACTGCTTTATTACATTATAGACAGCTACGGAGAAGACGGGCACGGGCTTCCGGTAGGAAATCTATTAAGCCAGCTTTTCGCGAACCTGGTATTAAATGAATTAGACAACTTTGTAAAGCATGAACTACGGGAAGAAAATTATAAGCGGTATATGGATGATTTTGCAATCGTTCATAATAGCCGGGAACACCTGGCGGAAGTGTTACAAAAGATAGACGCATTTTTAGGGGAGCAGCTTAAGCTTACTTTAAATCCGAAAACGCAGATAATCAACGCTAAGAATGGCTTTGATTTTTGCGGGTATCGTATCTATAAGGATTACCGGAAGATAAGGAAGCGTAGCCCTAAGCACATGAGGGCAGCTATCAGAGCCTACAGAAGCGGAAAAATAACAAAAGAAAAGTTGCTTATGAAATATGCGAGTTGGGAAGGACACGCGAAACACGCGGACACTTACAGGCTACGCATGAAGATTAAAGGGCAAATAGAAGCAGAAATTAAGAAAAAGGAGTTAATAGGCAATGGCAGTATTACGCCGGATAATTAACAGAATCAGAAGCCAGAGGGAAGAAGGCGAAGTACAGGCTACGAACGTAGCACGTTACGACCTGGACGTAGTAGAGGTACAGAGCAGCATAATAGCAGACCTGGCAGAAGTAAATAGGCTGCTGCTGGAAGAATTAGAGAACTATAGGAGCATGGAAGACGAAGACAAGCAGTTACTAATGATGATAGAAGACATAAAAGAAGGTCGCGAAGACCTGGAACGGATGTTAGAGCCGTAGGAAGGAGTTAGTAAGGCTTGAGTAGTGAATTTTGGATAGGTTTACTTATTCAGTTAGTTGTGTACGGGGTGTCTATCGGCGCGATATACGGGACGATTAAGACCAGACTTAATTATATCGAAGCAAAATTAGACAAACACAACAACGTAGTAGAAAGGGTGTACAAATTAGAAAAAGACCAGGCGGTACTTGATGAAAAACAGGAAGTAGCAAACCATAGAATTAAAGACCTGGAAGGTTTAAGCGCACAGTGAGAGCAAAGAAGCGGGAATTTAAGAAAAAGGTAGTTTTAAGCACTGGTTCAATATTTGTATGCACTTGCATAGTAGCCCTTATATTTTCATGGAACGAAAAGCCTACAGAAGTATTTACTTACATAATTCCGACAGCCGGGGGCGTGTTCGGCGCTGCTGTAATATGGTATCTGAAAGCGGTACAGCTTGAAAATGGTATAAAAATACAGCTAGGTATGATAAAAAAACTTATCGACCTGGGCGAAGAAAATCCGGCGGAAGAAATCAAAGAAAGAACCATACAAAAGATGAAGGATAAAACAGAAGCACTTATAGACGAAGCGTTAGAGCCAACGGAAATACAGAACTTTTAGAGGTGCGAAGTATGGAAACTTTGAAAATGATTCTTGAAAACTGGGTAATTTTTGTAATTATGCTTGCATTGCTGGGATTTACTGTATATGCAGTATTACGCTTTTTGAAGCTTACGCCGCAGCAGCAGTTAGATAAAATAAGAATCGCGCTGCTGTATATGGTTACGGAAGCGGAAAAGGAATTAAAGCGGAAGACCGGACAGGTAAAAAGGGCTATGGTATGGGACTGGCTTACAGAAAGATTCCCGGTTATCACATTATTTTTAACAGAAGAAAAATACGACGAACTGTTAGAGGAAGCGTTAGTAAAGTTTAAGAAAATGCTGGAAGACAACAGCAGCTTGTACGATTATGTGTACGATACAATTACAGTTTCGGACGAAGACACAGAAGAAGATATTTTAAGAAAAGCTGTAGAGGGAGCGTAAGAAACATGAAGATTTTACTTATTAGCGGACACGGCGCGGGCGACCCTGGCGCTGTATCGCAGTTCGGAAAAGAAGCAGACGAAACTATTTATATGGTCGAGGAAATTAAGAAGACTTTGAGCGCATACGCCCAGGTGGATTTATACCCGACGGAAAGAAACGCATACAAAGACGCAAAAGCCGGAAAACTGGCGGTTGACTTCGGAAACTATGGTTATGTACTGGAAGTCCATTTTAATTCCGGGGCAGCAGACCTTAAAGGAAACGGACGGACGACAGGTACGGAAATCTACGTTACTACAGCGGAAAAGACCGTAGGGGTAGAAACGAAGATTGTACAGAGTATCGCAGCCCTGGGCTTTAAGAACCGCGGAGTTAAGAGAACGAATTTTACAGTAATCTACAGAGCGAAGGCGGCGGGCGTATCTTCCGCGCTGCTGGAAGTGTGCTTTATCGACGATAAGGACGATATGAGCGCATACGCAGCTAAAAAGACACAGATTGCAGCAGCCGTAGCTAATGCAATCGCTGTACAGTTCGGGTTAAAGAAAGGCAGCCAGGAAGCGGGAAGCAGCCCGGCAACAGCCCCGGCAACACAGGAAATTAAAGCCGGAAGCATTGTTACGATTAAGAGCGGTGCGGTATATGGCGGCTTGTCTTCGACCAGAGGAAAAGCAGTCCCGGCGGCACAGTTAGGCGGCAAAAGACACACGGTAGACAAGGTACAGACAAATAAAGGAGTACAGGAAGCAAAGCTTAAGGGAATCAACAGTTGGGTAGCTGTAGCAAGCTTGACGGCTGTATAAGGGGGCTTCGATATGAATACAGAACAGAAAAACTTTATTAAAACAGTGGGCGCGCTTGCGTCCGCTGATATGAAGAAAAGCGGAGTGCTGGCAAGTTTGACAATCGCCCAGGCTATCACGGAAACGGGCTGGGGAACGTCCGGGCTTGCCGCAGAGGGTAAAGCCCTTTTCGGAATTAAGGCTACAAAGTCCTGGAAGGGTAAAGTATATTGCAAAGATACAAAAGAGTGCTACGACGGGGTAAATCTGGTAGCCGTGAAAAGCGAAGCTTTCCGCGCTTATGATAGCTGGGAAGAATCCGTTACAGACCATAGCGCATTTTTGAAGGCAAATAAGCGCTATAAAGAAGTAATCGGAGAAACAGACTATAAGAAGGCTTGCAACGCTATTAAGGCTGCTGGATATGCGACAGATCCGGAATATGCAAACAAACTTATTGAGATTATCGAGCAGTATAAGCTTACAGAGTTTGACGGCAAGACAGAGAGCCAGGAGAACCAGGGAGCGGGAGCAGCCAGGGCGGATGCCGGAAAGTACTACAGGGTACAGGCTGGGGCTTACAGGAGAAAAGAAGGTGCTAACCTTATGGCGGAGCAGATTAAGAAGACCGGACATACGGACGTATTCGTAAGGCTGCTTAATGGGCTTTACAAAGTCCAGGTAGGCGCTTATACTGAAAAGAAAAACGCGGAAGCCACAGTAAAGAGGTTAAAGGCTGCTGGTATCGTTTGCTTTATCACATACGCATAAAAGAAGCTAAGGAAGGCAGCAGCTACGAAAGGTAATTTGCACGTAACTTACAAACGAGCCTAGAAAGCCCTATTTTCAAGGCTGGGAGTTATCAAAGAGATAATTCAACCGAATATCAGAAGAACATCAAAACCCTTGGAAATCCAGTATTTTCAAGGGTTTTCTTATGTTTTGGATTCATAAAGAATGGTTGTGAAAAAGGATATTTTGAAACTGACCACAAGCATCATATGCCTCGTTGGGAAATCGGCGGGGCGTTTTTCAATCGAATCAGACGATACGGAATACGGAAAGGTTAGCTATGCGCGTTTTCATATGCTTTTTGGATTCCCTCCGGCAAGCGGTCAGGAATCAGTGTCTTTAGTCTGTCCTCACTGCCGTCTTTGATTGCCTGCTCATAGTACCAGCATTTGAATTTCAGCATATCCAGTGCCCGGTTCATGTGCGCGATCTCTGCTTCCATGTGCGCTTTCCGCTCCTCAAACATGGCCTTGCGCTGTGGATAGGTGGACGGACCCTCAGCACACCAATCCATGAATTGCCGGATGTCCTTGATCTCCATGCCGGCTCTTTTCAAACACTCAATTACTCGGAGCGCCTCGATCTCCTGATCACTGAATCTGCGAATACCAGACGCCCGTTCCATGTTCGGGAAAAGCCCTTGCTTATCATAATAGCGCAGCGTGGAGATGGGTAAGCCGAACATCTCCGCCACCTGTCCAATTGAATACATAAATTTTCCTCCAAAAATCTTCAAAAAATATCTTGACCTAAAGTTAGGTTTAGGTATTACTATGAGAATAACACAAAGAATATAAAAATGCAAGGAGTGTTCTACAATGAACAAAAAGGTACTGATCATTTCCTCAAGTCCCCGTAAGAGCGGCAACTCTGAAACGCTGGCGGCAGCATTTGCCAAGGGCGCACGGGAGGCAGGCAATCAGGTAGAAACCGTATATCTGCGGGAAAAGCAGGTTGGCTTCTGCAAGGGCTGTCTTGCCTGCCTGAAGCTGGGGCACTGCGTCATCCAAGACGATGCCGTAGAAATTGCCGCCAAAATGCACGATGCCAATGCGCTGGTGTTCGCAACGCCCGTCTACTATTACTGCGTCAGCGGTCAGCTCAAGACCATGCTGGATCGTGCCAACCCATTGTTCGATACGGGCTATGCCTTTACGAAAGCCTATCTGCTTGCAGCGGCGGCAGAGGATGCACAGGAGACTTTTGCGGGCACAGAGAAGGCCGTGCAGGGCTGGGTGGATTGCTTCCCACGCTGTGCACTGGCTGGCGCAGTGTTTGCAGGCGGCGTAAACGGCGCGGGTGAGATCGCCGGACATCCTGCGCTGGAGCAAGCCTATCAGATGGGCAAGGAGGTGTGAACCATGGCAGTTAAACAAACGGCAGGCAGAGAGGCTTTGGGGGAATTTGCTCCTAAATTTGCGGAATTGAATGATGATGTACTGTTCGGGCAGGTGTGGAGCAGGGAAGACAAGCTTTCCCTGCGAGACCGCAGCATTGTAACAGTGGTGGCGCTGATGGCGCAAGGGCTGACGGATTCGTCCTTTCAGTACCATCTGACAACTGCAAAGAACAATGGTGTGACCAAAACGGAAATTGCGGAGATCCTGATCCATGCGGCATTTTATGCAGGCTGGCCCAAGGCATGGGCGGCTTTCCGTATGGCAAAGGAGGTATGGGCGGAGGACGACGCAGCCGATGCAAAAGCCAAGCACCAGAATGAAATGGTCTTTCCCATCGGCGCACCCAATGACGCCTTTGCAAAATATTTTATCGGACAAAGCTATCTCGCACCTCTTTCTACGCAGCAGGTCGGTATTTACAATGTGACCTTTGAACCCGGCTGCCGCAACAACTGGCACATTCATCACGCCAAAAGCGGCGGAGGACAGATCCTCGTCTGTGTGGCTGGTCGAGGTTACTATCAGGAATGGGGCAAACCGGCACAGGAGCTGCGCCCCGGCGATGTGGTAAATATTCCTGTTGGCGTAAAGCACTGGCACGGTGCAGCACCGGATAGCTGGTTCTCTCATCTGGCAGTAGAGGTTCCGGGGGATGAAACCTCCAATGAATGGTTGGAAGCCGTGGTCAACACAGCATATTTTACCGCAACAGGCAAGGAGGACTGAATATGGAAAAACTGAATCTGACACAGGAATGGGACAAGGTGTTCCCGAAAAGCGATAAGGTGGATCACAAGAAAGTGACCTTTCACAACCGCTATGGCATCACACTGGCGGCGGATCTGTACACGCCGAAGGTCACAGAGGGCAAGCTGCCCGCCATTGCCGTCAGCGGTCCGTTCGGTGCGGTAAAGGAGCAGTCCTCCGGTCTGTATGCACAGAAAATGGCAGAGCTTGGCTTCTTGACGATTGCCTTCGACCCGTCCTACACCGGCGAGAGCGGCGGTATGCCCCGCTATGTCGCTTCGCCCACCATGGCGACCTTTCCGGTTTCCTTCAGAGAACGGATAACGCTTTCCTTTCCATCCGGGAGAACACCGGCGAAACATCTGACTTAATCCGTACTACTAACCATAAAGGCTCCGGATAATGGCATCCTCTTCAATCATAGTTCTGCGTTTGAAAATTACAAAATAGAATACTATACCATTGCAAATCAGAAGCAAGCACGGTATAATATAGACAAAAAAACAAAGGCTACCGCAACGGTGCAAAAAATAGATTTTGGCTGTTTCCACAA